AAAAACATTTTCATTTATTCCGCCACAAAAAATTAAATTAGGTAGAGTATATGATTTTGAAGATCAACAATCTGCATTCTTTAACGAAATTAATCAGTTAAGACAACGTTATAATTTAAAAGAAACGGATCGAGTTACTGAATATCATAAGGCTTGGTGGAATGATATTATTCAAACTAAAGCTAAAGAATTAGGATATGATATTCCAGAAAATATTTTAACTGCATTAATTTATCGTTGGGCATTTAATGATAAATCTACTAATATTTCTGTATTAAAAAAAGAAATTACAAACCCAGACTTCGAAGCATGGGTAACTGAATTTGATAAAAAAGATTTTAAAGTGTATCAAAAACAAAATATGGAACCATTTGAAACAATCTTTTTGAGATTAGGTGCAGTAGTATTAAAAAATGCAGAAAATTTCTTAGCAGCAAATCCAACAGAATCAGTTCAAGAATTAAAAGCAGATTTAGCACAATTGATTAAAGAGTTGCAAGTAAGTGAAGATCCTAGCACAATTAAAAAATTAGAACACGAATTACGTCGTATACAACGATTAGGAGGCTTCGAAGCAATTATACCGTCTGAAGGTATAGTATTCGTATTTGGTGGACACACATACAAATTAACAGGAGCATTTGCTCCAGTCAATCAACTACTAGGAGTATTGAAATATGCACGTTGATATATTTATATTAAAATTGGATTATAATCATGGCTGAAAAACATAAAAGCAAGTACAAAGCACCAAAAGATTTAGAAAAATCTCAAAAACCTAATGCAAGAAAAGATTTAAAAGATTACACCGCCGATGATAAATATGGCGGATTGAATCCCAATTCTACTAAAGAAAAACATCTTAACGTACTTCGCAAAACTGATAAAAAAATGCAAGACGATGGAAAAATGTATCCAACGTATAATGCCGATGATCGTCTTTATAAAGATATTGAAGATGGAGATTATGATCCAAAAACTGCAGCAAAACGTTTAAAGAAACGACAAGATGATGAAGAAAAAGATGTTAAGGATGTTTTGAAAGATAAAATTGAAAATTTAACTCGCGAACAAAAAGAACGTTTAGTTAGAGAATATGTTCGTAGAAAAATAGAAAAAATATTGTTAGAACAGCCAACAACTGAAGAGCCACCCGCAGAAGAGCCACCTGCAGAAGAAACTCCAGATGCTACTACCGACGCAGCAGCAACACCAGATGCAGGCGCAACCCCGGATGCTGCAGCAACGCCAGACGCAGCAGCAACACCAGATGCCGCGGCAACGCCAGATGCAGCAGGAGCTGCAATAGGAACAGCAGGCGCAGCAGTAGGAGCAGCAGCTGCATCAACAGAAACACCGGCAACTACACCCCCAGCAGCCGGCGCTGAAACTCAACAAGAGCCAGGTCCTGAAGAACGACAAACATTAAGTGTTTCGAAAATCAAAGATGTGTTATCTGCAGAACGTTCTAATTTAAGTAGAATTGAAACATTATTTAAAGGAATTGATCAAACATTTGAAGATGCAGATCCAATTGATATCAAAAATTTTTATCGATTAATGTTACGGACGATTGCAAAAAAATATAAAAAAATAGATCAAGATCAAGAATCTGGGTCAAATGAAAACTAAATAAAAGTTATATGTCAAATAAGTTACAAAACATTAAAGCCATCAATCAAATGTTAGATGGCACTCATAAGTTTCAAACAAAAAAAACAGTAGGATTTTCCGATGCACAAGATGCAGCTAAACGTAGTGAGCGTCATGAAGTAGGAGATGTTTGGGAAGAAACGGATGTTCATGGCGTTACATACGTTGTAGAACAAAAAGATGGTTTTCGTATACGTAAAACAAAAAATTCAGAAATATTTCAATCTATACGCGAAGAAATACGATCATTTCCTAATTGCAGGAAAGATGTATGTACATGTACTAGTGCTCATATGTTAGATCAAAAAATGAGAAGTGTGCATGGTATGTGTTTTGATTGTGTCATCGAAATGGAACATGAAATGAAAAAAGATGGAACCTTTGATGAATATGCTCGAAACAAAGTACGAGAAAATGCATTAGCGTGGTTACAAGATGCTGAACGAGATGTAGAGCTTTTGAAACAAGCATATACACAAGCAGCAAACTTTATATCAAATGCAGAAGGTGAAACAGAAACGTGGGCAGCAAAAATGACCCCGGAAGAATTCGAAGAAACTATACAGAAAGAATTCAATAAATTCAAAGAAAATTTTTTAAATAAACTAAATGGAGTTGAAACTACAAATGAAAACAATTAAAAACATTGCATTAGCAGTTGCTGGAATCGTTGGAGCAATTATTGCATTTTTCTTATTTACAGGAAAAAGAAAATCAAACAAAATTGAAAAACTTGATAAAGCAGTCGCAGAAAACAAAGAACATGTCGCGCGTATTGAAACTGAAGTAAAACAAGTTGAAAAGAAACGTAAAGCAGTTAAAAAAGAAATTGCTGAAGTAAAACAAGAAATTGCAGAGTTAGAAACAGCTAAAGAAAATTTAGTAGTAGAAGAAAAGCCAACAGAAGAAGTAAAAGAAAATATCTTAAAACAAACGCGCAGAGGCCGTCCTAAAAAGGCATAATATGAAAAAGATATTGTTATTATCATTGTTTGTTGCAACATTGAGTTATGCTCAAAAAACTAAAAAAGTTGCACCCGATACTGTTTGTTTTACTAAAGAACAAGCAGCGGATATTTCTTTTGTTTTAGATTCATTGTGGGCAGCTGATGATATTAATAATGAATTAATTGCTTCATATAAAAAATTAATAAAAAAACAAGATTCATTAATTATATTAGATTCAGTTCAAATTAGTAAACAAGATAGTATTATTGTATATCAAAAAAATATCGTAACGGATTTAGAAAAGAAAATTGATTTATTACAGCCAAAATGGCATGATAAAAAATCAGTTTGGTTTGGATTTGGATTTTTATCTACTTTAGGTACTGGAATATTAATCAATCAATTTATAAAATAATATGTCTCAAAATATAAAACAGATCATACAACAACAGTATACTATGTGTGCTAAAGATCCTGTTTTTTTCATGAAACAATATTGTTATATACAACATCCTAAACGAGGTAAAATTAAATTTAACCTATATCCGTTTCAGGAAGATTCATTAACAGAATTACGAGATAATCGATACAATGTAATTCTTAAGTCTCGTCAGTTAGGTATATCAACTCTTTCAGCGGGCTTTGCTCTATGGAGCATGTTATTCAAAGAAGATTTTAACGTACTTGTTATTGCAACAACTCAAGAAGTAGCAAAAAACTTAGTAACAAAAGTACGTGTCATGCACGACAATTTACCTAGTTGGTTAAAAGGTAATATTGAAGCAGATAACAAACTTTCTCTTAAATTTAAAAACGGCTCACAAATTAAAGCAGTATCATCAGCAACAACCGGTGCACGTTCTGAAGCACTTTCATTGCTAATTATAGATGAGGCTGCCTTTATTCGTAACATTGAAGAAATTTGGGTAGCATCGCAAGCAACATTATCTACAGGTGGTGGTGCTATTGTATTATCAACACCTAACGGAGTTGGTAACTGGTTTCACTCTGTGTGGTCAGAAGCTGAACAAGAAATAAATGGGTTTCATACAATTAAGCTACATTGGACAGTACACCCAGACCGAGATCAATATTGGCGAGATGAACAAACTAAACTTCTTGGCGAACGAGGTGCAGCACAAGAATGTGACTGTGACTTTATTTCGTCCGGACATACTGTAGTAGATGGCGGTATATTAATGGATTATGAATTAAAATGTACCGATCCTATCGAAAAACGCGGATATGATAATGCATATTGGGTTTGGGAATATCCAAACTATGAGAAAGATTATATAGTAGTAGCTGACGTTGCACGAGGCGATGGCGGCGACTGGTCGACATTTCATGTTATTGATGTACAAGATGTAGTACAAGTTGCAGAATATAAAGGCAAACTTCCGCCTAAAGATTTTGGGAACATGTTAGTATCAGTTGCAACTGAATGGAATAATGCACTACTTGCAATTGAAAATGCCAATATTGGATGGGCAGCAATTCAGCCTGTATTAGACCGAGGGTATGAAAATCTATTTTATACATATAAAGATGATGGTTATGTAGATGTAGATGTACAACTTAAAAAAGGTTATGATATGAAAGATAAAAGCCAAATGGTTCCTGGAGTATCAACAACATCTCGTACACGTCCATTAATGATTTCAGCTCTAGAAATGTATATGCGAGAAAAAACACCAGTTATACGAAGTAAACGATTAATTCAAGAATTATTTGTATTTGTTTGGTTAAATGGCAAAGCTCAAGCACAAAATGGATATAATGATGACCTTGTTATGTCATTTGCTATTGGTTTGTGGCTTCGAGATACATCTTTAAAATTACGTCAACAAGGGATTGAACTTCATAAAAAAACATTAAGTCAATTTCAAAAATCTTCACAACAAGTTATATTTACAGGCAAACCATCTTCTGGAACTGATGGGTGGGATTGGAACAATGGTCATTATAATGAAAATTTGACCTGGCTTCTGTAACAAGTTATATTTATAATAAAGTAAAATAATATTATGGCGTCTCTAAGAAAACGTTTACAGAATCTATTTGCAACGAATGTTATTGTTCGTGCGTATGGAAAAGATAAATTACGCGTAGTCGATACTAATCGTTTACAAGCAATTGGTAACTTAAATCAAACTAAAGTAGCTGATCGATATACCAGAATGCATGGTGCAAATAAGCACATGGTTGGAGGTATGGGTGGATATGATTCTAACTACTATATGCATCAGAATCGTATGCAACTGTATGCTGATTATGAGATGATGGATCGCGATCCAATTATTAGTTCAGCACTTGATATATACTCTGATGAATCTACATTAGCAGATCAGTTCGGTGATATTTTAACTATCAAAACTAATAAAACACAAATACAAAAAATTCTTTATAATTTATTTTATGATATTTTGAATATCGAATTTAATCTATGGACTTGGATTCGAAACATGACAAAATATGGCGATTTCTTTTTAAAATTAGATATTGCTGATGAAATTGGAATTGTTAATGCTCGACCATTTTCTAGTTATGAAATTGAGCGTTGGGAAGAATATGATGAAGCAACTGGCGAATATAAAATCAAATTCAAACATGTAGCAGATTCTAGAAAAGATTTTGAAGTTTTTGAAATAGCACATTTCCGTATGTTATCAGATTCTAACTTTTTACCATATGGTAGATCAATGTTAGAAGGAGCACGTAAAGAATTTCAAAAATTAATGATGATGGAAGATGCAATGTTAATTCATCGTATTATGCGAGCTCCGGAAAAACGTGTATTTAAAATTGATATTGGTAATATTCCTCCAAATGAAGTTGATTCATTCATGGAACAGATTATCAATAAAATGAAAAAAATTCCACATATTGATCAACAAACAGGTCAATACAATTTAAAATTTAATTTAATGAACATGTTAGAAGATTATTATCTACCTGTTCGTGGCGGCAATTCGACTACATCAATTGATACATTACCAGGAATGACTTGGACTGGTACTGAAGACTTAGAATATATAAAAGATAAAATGATGGCTGCATTAAAAGTTCCTAAACCATTTTTAGGCTATGCAGAAGCGGTAGAAGGAAAAACTACATTAGCATCTATGGATATTCGTTTTGCAAGAACAATCGAACGCGTTCAACGAATAGTAATGTCTGAATTAA